GATCCCGTAATTCCAGACTCAAATACAAAACCAAAAACAGGTGATGGAAATGCAACAAAGTCTAATGGAACAAAAGATGACGTCACAATAGTTAAAGATGTTAATAGTGGTGGATCTGTTGCTGATTTACACAGACAAGACCTAGCAAGAATCGCCAACGCCGTCACAGTAGCAAACATTACTAAGAATGCTGGACAAACTGCTGGATTACATGTACAAGATTTATTCAATATGAAAGATCGAGCAAATGCATTTTCAAAAGAAATTATTAATGCAAATATTAAAAAAATGGGTGGAGGCGCCTATGCCCATTTAGATGAATTAACAAATACCCCAGCACAAAAGGCTGCTTCGGCAGCAGCATTTACTGCAGAAGTAAAAGCAGCCAACGCTAAAAAGAAGGCAGACGCAGCAGCAAAAGCAAAGGCTGCAGCAGACATCAAGAAGTTTGGTGGCAATGCCATTGCTGCAAGTCAGTTTGCTAATTGGCCCAGTGGAAAAGCATCTGGAGGACTAATAAAGAGATATGCGGTGGGTGGGTCAGTAATAGGAACTGATGTAATTCCTTCAATGCTAACACCAGGTGAATTTGTTATGAGTAGATATGCTGTTCAAAATTATGGTGTTGATAAAATGAGAGCCATGAATAATGGAGATGTTTCTGATTCTTCAGTGTATAATTATAGTGTTGCAGTTAATGTAAGATCTGATGCAAATCCTGATGAAATTGCAAGAGCAGTAATGACTCAAATTCGTCAGGTAGATTCTAAGAGACTTAGGAGTGTTGCAGGATAATGGCTACAGCAAGTTATATAACTGGTAGAAGAAGATATCAAAGGCCTCAAGGAATGTTGTGGTCTGAAAATTCTGGAACTCTTGTAGAGTCAAGTCCTGGAGGAAATAAAATATATGTCCCTAATGGTTTGGAAATTGGACAAGATGTGGGTAGTGAAACAAATACAGACTTGTATGACCAATTTTTAATTTTATCTGATGACAATAGAGGAGAAATTAATTTTAAACCTACCAGAATTGAAAAACGTGAAAGGATGATAAATGGTAGAATGAGGTCTTATCATATAGCGGATAAACTACAAATAACCACATCATGGGAAATGCTTCCTTCTAGATCTTATTTTCAAACACCAGAATTTAATCTCACAACTGGAAAATCTCCACATATTAATGATAATAATTTAGAATTTACAACTGACGGAGGTGCTGGTGGAGTAGAAATTTTAGACTGGTACGAAAGTCATCAGGGCCCCTTTTGGGTTTATTTATCATATGATAATTATAAAAACTTTAAAAATGACAATGGACTCATTGATAATAATTCATATGCACACTTGCCTCAATACAGTCAATTAATACAAATGTATTTTACAGACTTTAGTTATTCTGTAGTTAAAAGAGGCGGAACTAATTTTGATTTGTGGAATATAGATGTTACATTGGAAGAAGTATAATGTTTCAAAACGAAGAATTAAAAACTCATCTTGAGTCTTCAAATACAATTAAAACACAATCTGCAATTATTGTAGAGTGGAATATGAATATTGCTAATAACATTTTTAGAATTGGTAATTACAGATATAGACCAACACTTTCTAACTCTGAAAAATATAAACTTATTCCAAATACCTTTGATGTAAATGATGTAGGAAATTTTTATACAGGTGGTACAGATGCCGATATAAAAATCGATGGAGGAATTGATCCAGAAGATAATGAACAGCCATGGTTTTTGTTAGCACAAAATACAAAAAATAAAATGTTGTATTCATTAGAAGATTGTTTTAAAAAATTTAGACCAAGATCTGGTATAAATAAAGCATGTTATATTCCAGGTAAAAAAACTCATCACTCTAATATAAACATGTCAAATAGACCTAGATACTATATGGCAGATAAAAATGATAATTTTAAATATTGGACATCATATAGAACTGAGGCTGGTTCTGTTTTTGGAATAGCAAATAAGCAAATAGGTGGTCAATATTTTATAGATGATGCATGTCCCTTTGTTGTTTATTCAGATCCAATACCAACAAATAGAATAGTAATTAAAATGCAAACAAATGTTGGTTCAGTGGATCTAGGTCCTTTTTCTGGAAAGGCTGGATCTTTTTCAGATTCTCTGTATGGAGATTCTAATAAAACAACACCAGTTCAATGGAAAATTCAATACTTAAAACAAAATGAGTGGGTTGATGCAATTAAGTTTGATGCTAACTCTAGAAGAACTGACGGAACATCAATTATAAAGCATGATGGATATGTAGAACTTGCATACGGATTAAAGGTTCCAGCAAAATATAAAGATGTATTTATTCGTGCAGAAGAATACCACAATGAATCTTTTTTGCCAAAAGAGTCTATTACTGGTTACGCTTATTTAATTAAAAATAATGATGATGACTTAGGAACTTATCATATTTGGTTTGACGATGGATGGGAAACATTTACGCCGTCCTATGGTTGGTACTTAGAAGAAGAAACAGTAACAAGACTAACTAATTTTGTAACAGATTTAACAAATCCTATATCATTTAAATCAAATACAGACAATAGAAAAGTTTATAGAGAGTTTGAAAACATAAAAGGCATAAGGGTTGTAGTTGATGCAATGAATAAGGTTAATTCTACATTTGACTTAATAGAAATGTCTCCAAGACTAGTTGCAGATATTTCAGATAAAGTAACTAGTTTTTCAGTTAAAAAATCAGCATCTGATTTAGGTAGTAGCGGTATGCCAGTAGGACAACTTTTAGCATCAGTTGGATCATTGTCTATATTTGACTATGATGATGCCTTTAATGAAAATAATATTAATAGCATTATCTATAAATATTTGTCTAATAATATGCAATTAAAATTTTATGATATTGTAGTTGATGTTAACGGATATGACTATATGGTTCCAATAAAAACATTATATTGTGATTCGTTTCCAAAATATAATCCAAACGATAAAAAAGTAACTTTAGAATTAAGAGATTTATATTTTTATTTTGAATCAATTCTTGCACCAGAAATGCTTGTTACTAACGTATCTTTAAGTTATGCAGTATCTTTACTTTTGGATTCAGTAGGGTTTTCTAATTATACCTTTAAAAGAGTTACTGGAGAAAAAGAATTAATAATTCCATTCTTTTATATTGGTCCAGACAAGACGGTAGCGGAAGTTTTGAATGACTTAGCATTATCTACACAAACAGCAATGTTCTTTGATGAATATAATAATTTTGTTATGATGAGCAAAAATTATATGCTTCCTTCAAATTCTGAAAGAGATGTGCAATTTACTTTTTATGGATCAAATGATTTTATTAAAAACAATGAAATAAGAAATAAAAATAAAAATATTAAACTAACTAATATTATAGACATAGCGTCTAGTGATAAAAATGTTTTTAATGACGGAAGGATTAATTATAAATCAAGATATATTCAAAGATCATACGGAACAATTAAGCAAGCGTCAATGATAGATAATGAGGCTGCAGCAAAAAACTGGATATATAAACCAGCACTTTTATGGGAGGTAACTGGTGAAAATCCATTAAGGTCAATAAATGGGCAGGTTCAAAGTCAATCGGGATATAGCCTATCTGCTATTCCATTAAACTCTAATTTATCAAATAATGAACCAGTTGTTGTAGGAAATCAAATAACAAATAACACAATTGATCTTGGTGAAGCCGTATACTGGTTAGGAAGACACGCTGGATATTTTTACGCCAATGGAGAGATTATAAGATTTGATGCATTACAATACAACATTCCTGGCGCAGAAAAAGTAATTACAACACAAGATAATAATGGAAAGATTAGTTTTACAACAACTAATGTTGGTGCTATTGGAAATGTTTGGATTAGCAGTAATCAAGAATATCAAAACTATATGTCTAAACTTACATTTAATGGAAAGATATATCCTACTGGATTAGTTCGTATTTATTCTGAGCCAAAATATGAAGAGATAAATGGAATAACCGTTATGAAAAACGGTAGCGTTTCTAGACATGGAAGAGGTCAGTTTGGAACTCCAGTACTTTCTCATAAGGCTGGACTAGATCCTTATTGGAGTAATGATTTGTATGTTCGTGGAATGGATATGGAGAGCAAATATTTGTTTGGATTAGAACATATTGCCAAGACTAAGGAGGAATTAGTTAAAGATATAAGTGAAGCAATAACTTTAAGTGATGGCGAGGCTGGAGTAAACAACATAAGATCTAAAGAAAATAAAAGAACTGGAATTATTAAAAACTTTTTATCTACATCTTTTACAAAAGAAACACAAAACAATACTATAAAATCAACACAAACTGGATCTGTTCAATCATCGGCATTGGTTATGTCTGGACCTTCATTTCCAAATACAGAAACGCCACTTAACTTCTTATCATATCAATATAAAGCATTAGACAATAGATATAAGCATTTTGGAACAAGGATGAGAATTATTGGTAAAATTGAAACAAGTGAAACACGTGGACAGACACCATTAAATCCTACGCCATACTATGTCCTTCAGGGATCACAACCAAATCAAAGTCTTAATATATCTGGCGGATCTGGAGGAATTGCTGTTCTCTTAAATCCAAACACCAATGTTGGATATTATTTTGAAATAATATCATTAACAGAAAAAAATGTTAGTGAGTATTCAACTGCTACAGAAAATCTTCATAATGTAATTTTCTATAAAGTTTTATCTGACCCAGAACATAAAGCAATACCTATAAAATTATGGGGCGGGATTACAAACATAATTGTTGATGAAGGTAACTTTGTTGGTCTATCAAGACTGACGGGCGAAAAGAATTCTACCGTATATGATTTAGCAGTAGAATATCAAGACATAGGTTCTATTAGAAGGTTCTACTTATATATTAACAATCAAATAGTAAGCATCGTAGATGATGAAGCACCAACACCAGTTTATAACAACATGGCTTTATTTGTTCGTGGCGGATCAAAATGTATGTTTGAAAATATATATGCATTAACCAATAACTACAGTCAAAATACTGTCTTTGCATTAGACACTCCAGTATCAGCAGCATTTGAAGATAATGAAATTAATGCTAATGAGTCATTTAGAAAATATTCTATGTCTGGCATTATACAGTCTACTTATCTTTCTGGAATAAGTCCAAGTCAGCCACCTAAATTTAATATTTATTTTGAGGAATTTGGAAGTATAATGAGAGAAGCAGCATATTTAAAAGTTAGATATGATAAAGCATTTCCAGCACTATATGCACAACTATCTCCCACCTTCAATAGAATTAAGGGATATACAGTTTCTGGATTTAGGGCTGGATCATATGGAGCAGAATTTTTAATATTTAATGCTACAGATACTGCAATTAACTTAGATGAAACTAGTGGAAACTATTTAAGAATACAGGGAGTAACGTTTACACAACAATCAGAAAATGAATTAACAGTAGATAATTATTTTGCTAAAAATAGTAATTTTTCTGATCCAGAAATTGGTAAAGATGGCTTGATTGTTTCTCCAATTAAAGCACAACAAGATTTTGATAAAATAAAAACGAGCAGGCTAACATATGGAAAAAAAGAGTTTTCTATGGAGACCCCATATATTCAGTCTGAAGATGACGCAAAAGATTTAATGTCTTGGATTATACAAAAAATCATGAAGCCAAGAAAAAGCATTGGACTTAAAGTATTTAATTTGCCTATTGTACAATTAGGAGATATAGTAAATATAGAATATAAAAATGAAAATAATTTAGATGTTGTTGTTTCTCCTAAATCAAAATTTGTAGTTTACAACATAGATTATCAAAAAGATATAGGTGGACCCAATATGACACTATATTTGAGCGAGGTGTAGTATGGTATATTTTAATGGAGATGGAAAAATAGTTTATGATGATTATCCAGTTGCACCAACACATGAAGAAAAAATGTCTTGGAAGACAGGAAGTGCAAAGAGAGTAACCAGTGCCACACAACTCAAAGAATATGGTGATTATATAAGTGGGTTAAATGCAATACCAGACGATCCAACTGTTTTATATCCAAACGGCAAAGTCGATGAAGATGTAAGTCCTGCAACATCAAATTTAATTTTATTTAAAAATGATACATTACCAGACACCATAATGACAGATCTCATATTTGAAAATATAGGTGGTCAAGAATTAATTAATATAACAAGATCAGATTTAGTCAATGGACAAAATATTCTATATCAACCAATTAAAAATTTAAGTAGTCTATATTTTCAATATAATCCTCAAAATATTTTAGGCTTACAGGATATAGACTCAAACTATTTTAAACAATTTCCAATTAATTTTTCTAGCAAAACACCAGAATGTGGAACTGGACCTAACTGCTCTATAGTATATATTGATCAAGAAACTGGCAACTTAATAATTAATGTTATTAACCTGGCTAAAGATGAACAGGTTGAGGTTTCTATTATATCTGAAGGGGTAGTATTAGATGATACAATATATGTGGTGTAAATATGATTACTAACATTGGAAAAGGGATTTTAGCCAAATATCTTATAGGACAGGCTCCTGCCTATGCATCCTACATTGCAATAGGCTGTGGCGCCAGGCCGTTAAATACTAATCAACCATTTGCTGATTATTCAAATAAAAAAAGTTTAGACTTTGAAATGTTTAGAGTTCCTATTATTTCAAGAGGCTATGTTAATGATGAAGGGGTAGAAAAAATTGTTTTAACCGCAGAGTTGCCAACTGATGAGAGGTATGAAATATCAGAAGTTGGAATATATTCTGCTGGAGCAAACCCATCTGCTGGAGCATATGACTCTAGATCTTTGTTTGCTTTTACTGTAAATGAAAACTGGGAATACTTCGACCAAACAACTTCTAGCAAGTTAGAAGTAATATATGAACCATTAGGTGAAAATAACGTTATAAATCAACCATATAAAGCCTTTCAAACAAACTCAGACAATGTTGTATTTACTGATTCTAGCAGAACATCTAGGTATGAAAGAGCAAGGTTTTATAATAATATGGTAATGATGAGAGGAGATTCGGCAAATCTAACTGTAGAAAATAATCATTTAAAAATAAATACAGGATCTGATCATTTACACTTATTGGGAACATCTTTAGATTTTAATAAAAATGTACCAACTGATGAAATTAAATTGGCATTTAGCATCATAAATAAAGATCCAGATTCGTCTATTGTTCCCGACGAAGTAAGAATATTATTAGAATTTGCAGAAACCAACACGGTTGGAAGTGGAGAGTCTGCTAGATTTGAAGTCATAATGAAAAACCAAGATTATAATTTTTCAACAAACAGATATCATGTAGTAACTAAACAATTACAAGAATTATACAAAACTACTGGTTTCACATGGAACAATGTCAGTGTCGTAAAAATATATACAACTGTTATTAAAAATGGGCCATCTAGTGACTTTTATGTTGGTTTAGATGCAGTTAGATTTGAAAATGTTTCAACAACAAATCCAGTATATGGTCTTACAGGCTATACAGTATTAAAAAATAACAATGCACAAACTGTGATTAAGGCTGCAAACACAACAAACTATATAGAGTTTAGATTTGCATTGGATGTGCAATAATGCCTACTCCAGATGCTGGAATTAAAAAAGTTATAATACCAAAATCTAAATTACCTGGATTTTTTGGTGCAAATAAAAAATATGTTTTGAGATATAGGTTTATTTCTGAAGATAAAAATAGAACTTCGCATTGGTCTCCAGTATATAAAATTATTGCAGAAGATACTCCAGAAGAAATACTTAATAGTATTATTATAGACAAAGATCATCGTGTTATTAATTTAGCGTGGCAGCCTCAACAACATATTGAAGAATATTTTATATACGTAAAATGGAATAATGCTGGATGGGAATATTATACAAAGACATCTCAAACAAACCATTCTATAGTTTATGACGTTACTAAGACATACGTTCATATTGCCGTTCAGCCTAAAACTATACCATTGGAAAAATTTGACGACGCAACTCTATTTGAAAATGAGGGCAGTCTGATATAATTAGACAGGAGGAATTATGGCAAAAATACCATTACCAGAATTAGGTCAACCGCTTGACGTTTCTTATATTTATCAAATTGCTAATGCAATTAACGAATTATCGCTGCAGGTCTCACCAGCAATATACAAATATGTTACGGTAGACGTTCCTGGATCAGTATCTCAAAATGCCAAGGCTTCTGAAACTAGAATTATTGCAGGATATACTGATGTTGTCAAAGGCTCAAATCAGAGCGTAGGAAGTCAGCAACCATTTTCTTATAGTTTTGCAGCAGACTTTAAATTTGCTCCAATAGTTACTGCAACTCCAATTAATATTGGCGGTACAGAAGCAGGCAAAAATGTTTCAGTTGTAATAAAAAGCATTACAACATCTAAGGTTGACGGCATTGTTAATTTTAATTCTAGTGGAGATGTATCTATTGGCGTTAATTTAATTATCGTCGGCATGCCTAATTAATGATTAAATGCAAAAAATGTTCAAGATATATGATGATAGACAGAGTTTATACCTCTTTATCTCATATAGAAATATATTGTTTTATTTGTGGATCAAGAAGATTTTTTCATCCACCGCTTGAGTCAGGGGAAGGCACGTGGTTATTAAAAAAGGAATTAGAACGAGCGAAGACTACAACCTCTCCTCTGTAATTACAGGAAGTAAAAAAATTTGGTTTTTAAATAAAGACTTAGTTAGAGTTATTCATTATAACAGATCAAATGGCATTATGTCAATTTATAATATAACAAAAGATAAAACTGAAAGTTGTTTAACAAAAGAATTTAAAAATAAAAAAGAAAGAGCATATACTGTATCAGAAACTGCAGATCTTGTCAATAGACATAGAAAATATATGCCTACATTAATGAAACGTGGAATTATTCCAAATCCTATAGGTGCACAAAAAGATGGCAAACGTGCATGGCAGATTAGATCATATTATTCTGAATCGCAAGTTAGAGAGATTCGTGATATACTGGCTACATATCATATTGGAAGACCAAGAAAAGATAATTTAATAACAAATGATATAACTCCAACAAAGGCTGAGTTGACACGCCGAATGGGGGATGGTATACTTACATATACCAAGACTGAAGACGGTAGGTTTATACCAATTTGGTCAGAATCAATATAGTAGAAGGGTATGAAGATGGAAGATACAAGGGTATCAGTAACGCTCGGCTATACACAGAATTTGGGTAATTTCCAGTCATTAAGAATAGACTTGGGTATAGTAGATTCAAAACGTGACGGAGAGACTGTAGATCAGGCATTTGTGCGTGTGTATAAGTTTGTTGAAGACAAACTAACAGAAAAAGTGGCAGAAGCAAAGGTTGAAATAGACGAAGGAAATTAATGTGACCGATAAGCAGAAGCGATTGGCTCTGTTAAGTCGGTTTGACAAACACTACACGTTTAAACTAGGACACAAGCCAAGATATAACAAATGGGTTGAGCAG